GGGGAAAAATAGCACCACTCGCAAAGGCTTTACCAGAAGAAGCTAGAGCTGTAGCGAATGCTGATATTGAGTAATGAGTGATCTCAAACAATTTGAAAAACAAATAAAAGAAATAAGAGAAGCATACAAACAAATTTTTGAATCAGATGAAGGTAAAAAAGTTTTATCTGATTTAGAAAAACGATGCCACTTTTGGTCTACCACTAATGTTAAAGGGGATAGTCACGAGAGTGCATACATGGAAGGTCAAAGGAGTGTACTTCTATTTATTAAATCAATGCTCCAGAATGATAACACTAAAGGAAGATAAATATGTCACAAGAACAGATAACACAGGAAACTGTGCCTGTAGCAGAGACAACACAAACTACTACAGAAGCACCAGTACAAGAGACACAGATAGAGCAAGCAGTTCCAACTGTTGCTAAATCTTGGAAAGAAGCAATCTCAGAAGATTTAAGAAATGATCCAAACATATCTAAGTTTACTGAACTAGAAGCTCTTGCTAAATCTTATGTCAATGCAACAAGAATGATTGGTCAAGATAAGGTTGCAGTACCAAATAATAATTCAACAGAAGATCAATGGAATGAAGTTTATAATAAACTTGGCAGACCAGAGTCTCCAGATAAATATAAACTTGAAGTTAAGTCAGATGTTGTTCCAATAGATGAAGGTGCAATTAAATCATTTGCAGAGAATGCTCATCAGCTTGGTTTAAATAATAAACAAGCTCAAGGTATCTTAGAGTTTTATAAAAATTCTATGGAAGGTTCTGCACAACAAAATCAAGTAGACATGGAAACTGCTCAAGCAAATGCTGAACAAGAACTTAGAAAAGAGTGGGGTGGTAACTACGAAGCTAATATTAAAAAAGCGGGTGCAGTTGCTAAAGCTAACATGGATGCAACTATTTTAGATATGCAATTAAAAGATGGTACACGATTAGGTGATCATCCTGCTATTATTAAAGGCTTTGCAAACATTGCTAATCTTATGTCTGAAGATAAATTGGTAAGTACAGAATCTGAAAATGTATCTCAAGGTACAGATTATGAAGCTGAAATATCTAAGATTGTTAATGATCGAGATGGTCCATATTGGAATAAATCACATCCAGATCACGACAAAGTGGTTCAGCAAGTATTCACTCTAAGAACAATGATGAATGGATAATACAGAATTAAAATTAGAGATACTTCGTATTGTTGTAGAAAGTGGATCTGAAAATCAAAAATCAAATCCCTTGCCAATCTGCGATGAATATTATAAATGGGTTTCTAAGGCGGATGAAAATTCGCCTAAGAAAAGTAAGACAATTCGTAAATCGAACCTTACTGACAAGAAGGAATAGACTCTAGTCTAACAGACTTTAAATGCAAGAGATGCCAGATTTTCTGAGAACCTCTCTGTTTTTTGTTTAACAATAACTAACAATTAAGGAGAGACAATTATGTCAACTCAAATAACTACAGCATTTGTAGAACAATACAGTTCTAACATACAAATGCTATCACAACAAAAAGGTTCTATTCTTAGAGATAAAGTTAGATTAGAATCTGTTACAGGTAAGAATGCTTTCTTCGATCAAGTAGGAAGTGTTACTGCATCTGTAAGAACAACTAGACACTCAAACACTCCACAATCAAATACTCCTCACTCAAGAAGAAGAGTATCATTGGTTGATTACGAGTTTGCTGATTTAGTTGATGATCTAGATAAAGTAAGAATGTTAGTAGATCCTACTTCTACTTACGCATTAGCTGCTGCTTATGCAATGGGTAGAGCAATGGATGATGCTATCATTACTGCGGCTACTGCTGCTGCTGATACTGGTGTAGCTGGAGCTACTTCAGTTGCGTTACCTGCATCACAAATCATAGCTGAAGCTGGTACAACTGGTATGACTATCGCTAAGCTAAGACAAGCAAAAGAGATCATTGATTTAGCTGATGTTGATCCTTCACTACCAAGACACATCATCGTATCTCCTAAACAGATCACAGATCTATTAGGAACTACTGAAGTGACTTCAAGTGATTTCAATACAGTTAAAGCATTAGCACAAGGTGATATTAATTCTTTCTTAGGATTTAATTTCGTCGTGTCTAACAGATTGAACATTGCTTCATCTAAAAGAGATTGTATTGCTTTCGTAAGTGATGGAATCGCTTTAGCAGTTGGTAAAGATGCTACTGCTAGAATCGATGAAAGAGCTGACAAAGGTTATGCTACTCAAGTTTACTATTCTGCTGCATTCGGTGCGACTAGAATGGAAGAAGACAAAGTAGTTAAAATCCAAGCTCACGAAGCGTAATTGCTTATCATTAGGTGGGGGAGCAATCCCCCATCTATCATTATGAAACAAGTAAAAGATTTAAAAACAATATTACATTTTAGAAAAGGGGATTATATCTACAGGTATGTATTAGTAGATAGATTTAAAAACACTAGCAAAGTACATTATGGGTTTGATGCAAAACTTGAAAGAACTGAAGCAGAGATATTCTCATTACAAACCAATAGAAAAATTAGAAGAAAATATATATTAAAGAATGACTAAAAATGATTTTGATCCTAGAAACTTAGGATTATATAAAGAACCTAAAGATTTATTGCATTTTCAATGGCAAGACGATAATAGAGTTTATAGATATGCTTTAGTTGAAATTATTGATGAAAGAGATATTAATAGTAGAACTAAGCAGAAAAAAGATGAGTTGCAATTAACTCAAAAAGAAATATGGAGTAAGTATGGCATCAGTAGTAGATATTTGTAATGGAGCATTAAACCAACTTGGTGCATCAACCATATTATCACTTACAGAAGATTCAAAGAATGCAAGACTTTGCAACGCAAGATACACACAAGTTAGAGATAGTTTATTTAGATCTCATCCTTGGAATTGTTTAATTAAAAGAGCTGAACTCGCAAGAGATACTGCAACACCTAAATGGGGTTTTGCATATCAATTTACTTTACCCGCAGATTGTTTAAGAGTGCTTACCATTTTAAATTATGATTACGATTATAAGATTGAAGGTAGAAAAATTTTAGCAAACCATGCTACAATAAAATTACAATATGTTGCAAGAATAACAGATCCAAATCAATATGATGAGTTGTTAAGAGAAACTATATCAGCTGCACTAGCTGCTGACATTGCTTATGCAGTAACAAGTTCTAATCCAACAGCTTCAAATATGTACACTCTGTTTCAAGATAAATTAAAAGAAGCTAGATTTGTTGATGCTACTGAAGGTCAAAATACAAATCCAGATGATGGTCTATCAGATATAATTGGAGCTTCTTCATTTATAAACTCAAGGTACTAACCTATGGCTAGAGTTGCGGTTCAATTAACCAATTTTACTGGTGGTGAATTATCACCAAGATTAGATGGTAGAAACGATCTACAAAAATATCCTACAGGATGCAAGACATTAGAGAACATGATTATCTTTCCGCATGGAAGTGCAGCAAGAAGATCTGGCACACAATATGTAGCAGAAGTAAAAGATAGTTCTAAAGAAACAAGATTGATTCCTTTTGAGTTTAGTACAACACAAACTTACATACTTGAGTTTGGTAATCAGTACATAAGATTTTATAAAGACAATGGTCAAATATTATCTGGTGGATCACCTTATGAAATTAGCTCACCTTATTTAGAAGCAGAACTATTTGATATTAAGTTTGCACAATCTGCTGATGTTATGTATCTCTGTCATCCTAACCATGAGGTTCGTAAGCTAAGTAGAACTGGACACACATCCTGGACACTTACTGAAGTTGACTTTCAGAATGGTCCATTTCAAGATCATAATATTTCTACTACAACATTAGCTGCTGGTCATACATCAGTTGGAAGCTCTGGTAACTTAACTTTATCATCTACAACAGGTGTTAATAATAATCAAGGTTGGCTATCAACTGATGTTGGAAGACTTGTACATTTTAAAGATGGTCATTATAAAATTACCGCAAGAACTTCTTCAACAGTTGCAGTAGCAACTTGTGTTGTTTCTCCATCTTCTGGTTCGGCAGATACAGATTTTGCATTAGGTTCATTTTCAGATACGACAGGTCATCCTTCTTGCGTAACCTTTTTTGAACAACGATTAGTATTTGCTGCAACTAAAGATCAACCACAAACATTATTCTTTTCTAAGTCTGGTGATTATGAAAACATGGATGATAATTATCATGGAACAGTAGCAGATGATGATGCTATTATTTATACTATTGCTTCTAACCAAGTGAATGCAATTCGTTTTATGACAGCTACAAGAACTTTAATTGTAGGTACAGCAGGGGGTGAATTTGCAGTTAGTGGTGGCGGAACTGATATTGCAATTACACCAACAAATATATTAATTAAAAAACAATCTAACAATGGTGCTGCAAATGTAGATGCTTTAGCTGTAGGTAATGCAACATTATTTTTACAAAGAGCTAAAAGAAAATTAAGAGAACTAGCTTACAACTTTGATGTTGATGGTTACATAGCTCCAGACTTAACAATCCTTGCCGAGCATATTTCAGAAGGTGGATTCAAACAACTATCGTATCAACAAGAACCTAATCAAATTATTTGGTGTGTTAGAAACGATGGTCAATTAGTTGGACTTACTTATCAAAGAGAACAACAAGTTGTTGCTTGGCATAGACATATATTTGGTGGAGCATTTGGAAGTGGTAATGCAGTTTGTGAAAGTGTTGCAACAATTCCAACAGATGATTCTGAATATCAAACATGGGTAATTATTAAAAGAACAATTAATGGAAGCACAAAAAGATATGTTGAATATATGCACGAATATGATTTTGATGAAACAGATGATACCTCATTTAATTTTTTAGATTCACAATTATCTTATGATGGTTCACCTGCTACAGTAATATCTGGATTATCTCATCTTGAAGGTCAAGAAGTTTCGATCTTAGCTGATGGTGCAACTCATCCAAACAAAACTGTATCAAGTGGTCAGATTACTTTAGTAAGATCAGCATCAAAAGTTAAAGTTGGTTTGCCATACACATCTTTATTACAAACAATGAGAATAGATGCAGGTTCACAAAATGGTACATCACAATCTAAAACTAAAAGAATTTATGAAATTACTGTAAGACTTTATGAAAGTATTGGTATTGAAGTTGGTCCAGACTTAAATAACATGGAACGAATACCATTTAGATCTTCTGCTAATCTTATGAATAGTGGAATTAATGTATTTACAGGAGATAAAGAAGTAGAGTTCAGAGGTAATTATGAAACAGATGGTTTTATATTTGTAAGACAAGCACAACCATTGCCTTTAACAATACTATCTCTATATCCTAAACTACAAACAAACGATGGATAGCATATTAAATATTGTTAAATACAAAGGAGAACACGGTCAATACATTATGAAGCAAAGAATGAATCATGTATTGATGGATAAAGATATGGAA